CCTCACGCCTGCCGCTTGCTACTGCGGATTTACCCTGCCCCTTATGGGCGCACCGGCGATATGATTTATGAAACGGTCAACGCCAATAGTCTTTCGGCCTTTGTAAAAGAGCAAATGACCGAGAACGGCGACGCCCTGCCCGATTGGCTGGACGGCTTAGTCAATGTCTTTGAAAAATCGACAGTCGGCGTGCGCAAGGCCGCCAAGAAATAAGGAGGATTTTGTATCATGGCTAAAAATGAACTGGCAAAGACGAGCGGCTTTTTGGCCCTTGCTGACTTTAATATGAATACCGCGCTGGCGGAGGAGCTCGACGGTTTGGAGAGCGGTTTTGACCGCGTGAAAATTCCCTCGGGCGGCAGTACCATGTATGAGCTTCCCGGCGACGAGGCCGACGAGCCGGAAACCGTCAAAGAGTTTTCAGCGGTCATCCTGCACCATCACCCTGTCCTTCAATATTACAAGGAAAAGTATACCGGTGGCAGCAATCCGCCCGATTGTGGGAGCCTCGACGGCGTGACCGGCGAGGGCGACCCCGGAGGAGTTTGCGCAAAATGCCCGCTGGCGCAATTCGGCAGCGGCGAGAACGGCGGCAAAGCCTGTAAAAACCGCCGCAGACTGTTCCTGCTCCGCGAGGGCGAGATTTTCCCTCTTATCCTCTCGCTGCCCACCGGCTCGCTTAAAGAGTTTTCGCGGTATATCAAGCGCCTGCTCAGTCGCGGCAACAAGAGCAATATGGTGGTGACGCGCTTCACGCTCAAAAAGGCCACCAATTCCAGCGGTATTGCCTACTCGCAGGCGGCCTTCGCTGTTGACCGCCCATTGACCGCCGAGGAGCAGGCCCTGATAGGCAGGCTCACGGAACAGGTCAAGGCGTACAGCCGTCGTATCGGCTTTGATGCAGATGAGCCGGTGGAAGGCGAGTATATCGACGCCGAAACCGGAGAAGTCGTGGAGCCTCTCAACTAAAAACCCGCCCGGCGTGGGGCGGGCTTCATACCCGCTCTACGCTTCGGGCAGAAGGAGCAAAAATATGAGTTATTCATGCGTTACGACGCTAAAGGATATAAAGGCGTATCTGGCCGGGGCCGCCCTTGTGGCTTTTGACTTTGAAACGTCACCCACCAAGGAATACCGGGACGTGGAGCGCGCCGCACTGGACGCCCATAAAGCGGAGATCACCGGCGTTAGCTTCTCGGTGGCCGAGGGCAGCGCCATCTATATTCCGCTGCGGCACCGTACCGGAAAAAACGCCAACCCCGCCACGGTCATGCGGCATTTGCGCGGGGCCGTCTTTGAAAACAGGCAGGTTATAAAAATCGCCCACAACCTCGCCTTTGAAGCGGCGTTCCTGTACGCCCTGGGCGTGGTGGTGCAGCCGCCCGTCTATGACACCATTGCGGCGTCCCAGCTTACCCTAAAGAACCACATAGAGTTTCGCAACCTGTCGGATAGCGGATTGAAAACCCTCGTCCCCGCTCTGTTCGGCGTGGAGCTCCCAGACTTTGAAACAGTAACTGAGGGCCGCTCCTTTGACGAACTTCCCGCTCAGGACGCCGAAACTGTGCGCTATGCCTGCGCCGACAGCGATTATGCCCTGCGGCTATATCATCGGTTCAATGCGTGGTTTGACAAGAGCTTGCCACGGCACCGCTTTATCGCGGAGGAATTGGAATCGCCCACCGCCGTATATTGCGGCCTCATGCGGTACAACGGCCTGCTCATGGACAGAGAAACCATGCTGGAAAAACAGGCCGAGGCGGAAACAAAGCTCGCGGAGATCCGTGCGGGTATCGCCGGGTATGTCGGCGACGTGGAAATCGGGGCAAATGCCTCCACCTCTGCGTTCAAAAGTTATCTTTATAATACCCTCGGCCTGCCGGTCGTAAAAACCACCGCCAAGTATCAGGAGGCGGCGGACGACGAGGCCATGGTTTTGCTGGCCGATTGGTGCCGGGAGCATAAGCCGGAGCTCGTGCCGCTTTTTGAGCTTATTCAGGAATACCGACGTTGGGGCAAATTGAAAGGCACCTATCTGGACGGATACCTGCGCTTTATCAACGAGGCCACCGGACGCATCCATCCCGACCTATTGCCGTTAGGCACTGAAACTGGGCGCTTTGCCTCCCGTAATCCCAATATGCATTTGACCGCGAGCAACGACGGCTCGTTTTTTACTAACCTCGGTAAGCGTCTGGTGATCGGCGGCTGGATTAACCCGACAACCTACAGCATAGGCAACACCTACTGCCCACTTGTAAGCACCCGAAACGGCCCCGGCCAGCCTTTGTTTTATCTTTCCTTGTATCAGGGGCGATACCGGGTCATGCTGTACAATTCGTCGGGTTCGCTTATCCATGACCGCTCCGAGCCCACCATGCAGATACCCTTTCAAAATGGGGGCTGGTATTTTATCGCCACCATTATAGATATAGAAGCAAGTACGGTGCAGAGCTTCGTCGGCAACCGGGCCGACGGCGCGACATGGAAAACGAGCGTGCAGCCCTTTACCGGAACCCTTAACCCCGCATGTACCGCCAACATTGTGTTCGGCATGTTGCAGACGACCTATTGGTACGCGGGCGGCCTTGACGATTGGTTCTTTGAGACGGATTCTGCGCTCACCATAGACGATTTGGAGCGCCATTTCCTGAACGCGCAAATGGCGAATGGCGCGAGCAGCAGCGCCGATGTGGACGCATGGACGGAGCCCGGCGTCGTTACCCTCAAAGCGACAAACGGCGTGTATCCCAACAGCGGTGCGCTCTATACTCGCGCCGTTGAATGCAACCTCGCGGGTACCGGGCGGGTATCGGTAACTTCTGAATATACGGCAGGTGTAACCAGCATTGCCTCGGTGGAAACCAGCACGAGCGACGATATGGTGAACTGGACGGCATGGCAGCTTGTGGATGCCAGCGGCGCTTTGCAGTCGCCGAACAATGAGTATATCCGCTTCCGGGTAACGCTCGCCACCACCGATACCTCGCGCACGCCAAGGCTCATAGAGATTCAGTTGCACGATATACCCGTGGCCCCGTATGAAAAACTGGGCTTTGCCCGGCCTATCGTGCTGGACGCGGGCGGCGCTTGGGAGGCGGTCTTGGAGAACGCTTATGATATTGTAGTGACTGACGAGATAAACGGCTCGGATACTTTGGAATTTAAGCTCCCGTTCCGTGACCCCAAGCGGACATATCTCGACAATGAAAAGCAGGTACAGGTTGCCGGTGCGATTTACCGCATACGCACCCTGACCGACGATAAGAGCGGCGACGGCAGAGTGGTCACGCAGGTATACGCGGAGGCCGCTTTTTATGATTTGGCGTTTACGGTGAAAAAGGAACCGCAGGAGTACAATGCGGAAACGGCGGAGGCTCCCATGCAATACGCCCTACTCGGTACCGGCTGGTCGATTGGCATGATTACCGTCACTACGCGGCGCACATGGTCGTGCTCGGAAACGAGCGCCCTCGCCATTTTGCGGGCCGTTGCAGATATTCACGGCGGCGACCTCGTATTCGATTCCGTAAACCGAGAGGTTAGCCTTCTAACGTTCAGCGGGAAAGACAGCGGCGCTTTGTTTTCCTACCGCAAGAACATGAAAAGCATTAAGCGGGTGGTGGATACCCGCAGCCTTGTGACCCGCCTGTATGCCTACGGCAAGGACGGGATAACCTTTGCTTCCATCAATGACGGAAAGCCGTATGTGGAGGACTATACCTACAGCGCCGACGTAAGAATTTCAACGCTGGATTTATCGTCGTTCACCAACCCGTATCAAATGCTGGAATTTACCCAAATGCGCCTTGCCGAGTACGCCAAGCCCCGCGTTTCCTATGTACTTTCCGCCATGGACTTGTCGGTGCTGACCGGCTACGAGCACGAAGCGTGGGATTTGGGCGATACCGTTCTGGTGCATGACAGGGAATTAAATCTTACTATCCGAACCCGCGTTATCCGGCGTCAGTACAACGTGCAGGAGCCGTGGAAAACCGTCATTGAGCTATCCACCAAGCTCCGGGAACTCGGCGATTCCACGGCGGCGTGGGATAAGGCGGCGGATACCCTCTCGCAGGTGGATGTGCTTGACCGGCAGGAAATCAAGGATATGGTACCCTTTAACCACCTCCTCAACAGCCGGGCCGATAATGGGCTGGCATACTGGCTCAATTCGGGCTTTGAGGTGGATACCGGAAACGGGGTCAGCGGTACCGCCTGCTTCAAAGCCGTGGGCGTATCCGGCATGACAAAAAGCCTCTCGCAGACGGTATATCCGGCGAACCGGAAAAGCTACACCTTCTCCGCGCAGATTGCCAGCGAGGACTTAAAAAAAGGCCCAAACGGGCAGGTCGGTATTCAGGTGATATTTGAATATGAGGACGGCAGCACCGAAACCCGGTTTATCGACCTATTTTAAGGAAGGCGGTGCCTATGGCGTATTTTCAGCAGATAGCCAACGACCTGTCGCCAAAGGGCTCCGGGCGGATCAGGGCCATTACCATAAGGATTTGCGTCATTGATTGTACCGGGGCGGTGTATATCACCGACATGATGATACAGGGCGGCTCGGTGGCGACCGGCTGGGTGGGTCATCCCTCGGAGATTCAATGGACAATGGACGGGTGATTGTATGGAGTTTACGCGCTTTTCGGAAACAGTGATACCAAAGGGCGAAAGCCGCGTGGTGAGCATTACGGTCACGCCGATGATAAGCGATTGCACCGGCACCATCTACTTCACCGATTTGCATTTGCAAGAGGGCGATTGGCAGACCGGCTATGTTACCCATACCAGCCGGTTTCTGCAAAAGTACCGTAAGGATGGAGAAATCCAGCCGCCCCGGCATTTCAACGGCATTGTCCGGGGCGGCGATACCGTCGTGATAGCCAACAACAGCATTACCCCCAGCGGTAGTACCGTTGTGATAGATAAATCCCCGCAGATAAGCGCCGGGCTGGATTGCTATATCTACCCGGTGCAGGATATGGCGGCGGGCAGCATTGCCCTTGGTACCGGCATGGGCCAAGGGGCGCACCGCGTCCGTTTCCTTTCCTCCGCTCTTGCCGGTGATGAATTTGCCCTGCTGGCCAGCCGCCGCGAGTGCCTGAGAAACGGTTCCGCTACCGGGAAACAGGGCTTCTATCAATATGTCGCCTATGGCGACAGCAAGCATGTTGTGGAATTGGAGGAGTACAAGTCCGCCCGCCTCCTCTTTGTATTTCAGCAGACGCAGGAAGGAGGCGAGCGGTTTTAATGGATTTGCTCAAAGGCAAGCGCAACATGGTATGGGCCTATATGGGCAATACCCGGATGTATGAGGTGCTGCGGGATTACGGCGACCGCCTTAATACGGTCGGCATTTTCACTTTTGAAGTGGACGCCACTGGCACGCTTTCCGAAACCGGCACCAGCATTGCCACCATGATGACTTATATCAACCGCTGGCCGCATATCCGGTGGCTGCTTACCATTATGAACAACGGCGTCGCTTCAACTTTCACGGCCTTACGCGACAATACGGGCGGAGCCAAGGACAAGTTTTTGACCGAGATCGTGCGCATTATGCAGAAATATCCTTGGTGTGCCGGGGTCGATATTGACCTTGAACGGGGCGGCGGCTACGAAAACAAAGACGCTGCCAACGCCTTGTTCCGGGACATATACTCGACGGTCAAAAACTATAACCCGACGAAGCTGGTCAATATTTGTTTGCCGGGCATGACCGGCGTGGAAGGGAGCGTCGGCGGCGAGAACTGGTGCGTATACGCCGACCTCAACCCATATTGCGATACCGCCGCTATTATGTCTTACGGCATGTCGTGGGCGGGCTCCGCGCCCGGCCCGGTATCGCCTCGGAGTTGGTTGGAGGGCGTTTACAACTATGCGGTTGCGGTCATGACGCCGGATAAGGTGTTTATGGGCCTGCCCGGTTACGGCTGGAACTGGCGCATACATGACACGCCGGAGAACATGGGCGTGACGTATCGGGGAACCTCCAACACCTATTACGCCGCTCAATTCTGGCTGAATGGTTCCTATAACTTTACAAACGACGGGCCGCCCCAGCCGTTCATTCCCATCATTGCGTATTGGGACGATGTGGACATGGTGCCGTGGGCGCTGCCGCATGTGTATGATTTCATGGACGGCTGGTCGGTGGCCGAGCCCGCGCGGGGCGCGTTGACAAGGGAAACCTACAACCGCAGGCGTTATCTGACGGCCTACGGCAAGGAGCAAAACGCCTCGTTCGGGACAATTTATATTGACCGTAACGGCGTCCCGGATAGCTATTCCGGGATAGTGACGGTTACTGAAAGTATGGCGGTGCTCGGCGAGGGCGGCCAAGCCACCTATAACTTCACCGTAAGCCAAAGCGGCACCTATGACGTAGCTGTGCGGCTTTGTTACCCCTTTTGGGACAAAAACGCCCTCGGCGTTTCTCTGGATGGCTCCACAAAGATGTTTCAGGAAACCCGCCTGTGGTGGCCGTACTGGCGGAAAAACTGCTGGCTTTCCCTCGCCGCAGGGGTCTATCTCTCGGCTGGCTCCCACACCATACGCATAAGCGGCGGCGTGCCGGGCGTGCAGTTTTACGGCTTCCGGGTATGCAGCGCCTTTTCGGAATCCACATGGCCCGGAGAGGCTTCCTATACGCTGGCCCCGCGCCAGTTTATCGACGTGGACGGCAACCCGGCGCAGCCCGACCGGGGCTTCAAGCTGACCTTTGAAATGCTCCGGCGCAAGCCGGACAGCGCCTTGATTTGGTATGAGGATTTCCGGGATTCTCCGCCTTTGCCCGCGACCTATTGGCGTACCCTGTCGGGGTCTTGGGCTGTATGGCAAGACCCCGACAGCGCGGACAACCGGCCCTATTCACAACTGGAAGGCTCCGGTCAATTGGCGTGGCAATATGAGGGGTTTGCCGACGTGCATCTGCGCGCACAGATTGCCTTCCCCTCGAATGGCACAGGCCGGGCCGGGGTATTCATTGGCAGCATATTTGCCTGCCTCAATATAGATACCCAGCGGGTGGAGTTATACCAAGGTAGTACCCTGCTCGGCAGCTATGCCACCAGCTTTTCCCGGACGCCTGATGCGAATATCCGCAGCAATCCCTCCATGTATACCATTGAAATGAGGAGGCGCGGCAATCGTGTCCGGGTTTATAGTGGTTCGAGTAATACGCTCCGGTTCACGGCCACCGTATCGGGTGCGGGAGGGTTCGCCGGTATTCGCTCCGACGGGCCGATCAAATGCCAGCTTCTGCGGCTCGGCGACGCATGGACATATGAGCCATACGAACGTTTTGACGTGGAATACCCGGACGGCTCGCGGGCTTCTTTCGGACGGATTACTCGCAGCGGCGTAACGTGGGACGAGGAATTTCAGGTATTCACGGTTACGTCGGACGTAGAGGAAAGCGCCACCCGCAGCGAGGAGATTTCCTTGGACTATGATTTCTTTCATTCTAAGCTGCTGGCTCTGCAATGCGGCAATGACTACCGGGTAAAAATCATACCCCGCGATATCAATGTCTGGATTGTGCGCCTGCTGCTGGGCGACGCGGACGGGTTCAGTATTCTCTACTACTCCGACGCGGATTCCCTTATTTATTGGGCCAACGAGGCGGCCTACCGTTGGAAGCTCCGGGGCTTTGCCCTCTGGTCGCTCGGCCAAGAAGATATGCGGCTGTGGGAGGCGCTCCCCAAGCAGATATAGACCTTAAAGTTATGTTTTAACGCTTGCCGAAAACGGCAGGCGTTTTATTTTGCAAAAATCAGGAGGTATTGATGATGAAAACGGTATGGCAAACAGTTCAAGCGGTACTCGCGGCGGCAGGCGGGTTTATCGGCTGGTTTTTAGGCGGCATGGACGGGTTTCTTTATGCGCTGATTGCCTTTGTGGTGATTGATTATTTGACCGGCGTAATGTGCGCGATTGCGGATAAGCAACTATCCAGCAATGTGGGCTTTCGAGGCATTTTCCGCAAGGTGCTCATTTTTGTAATGGTTGGCGTCGGCCACATCGTTGACAGCCAAGTCTTAGGCGACGGCAGCGCGTTGCGGACGGCGATAATCTTCTTCTATTTGTCGAACGAGGGCCTTTCAATGCTGGAAAACGCGGGACACTTGGGCCTCCCCATCCCGGAAAAGCTCAAAGATGTGCTGGCGCAACTGCATAACCGCGAGGACCAGGAGGACGGAAAATGAACGTCACTCTGAAAATGACCCGCGCGGAGAACATCGCGCGATATGGTGCCGGGCCGGTATCGCTGGACATTGAAGATTATCTTTGTGGCGTGGTTCCCGCCGAGATATACGAATCCGCCCACATGGAGGCGCTAAAGGCGCAGGCCGTGGCCGCCCGGACGTTTGCGGCAAAGCGCACGCAGGCCGGTACCGTCATGAATGACACGACCTCGTTTCAGGCGTACCGTTGCTCGCTCGCAGAGAAAAGCCCCCGGAGCAGACAGGCAGTTATGGATACGGCGGGACAGGTGCTTTGCTACGACGGGGCCATGATTGACTGTTTCTATTCCGCGTCCAACGGCGGGCAAACAAAACGCAGCGGGGACGTTTGGAGCCGTCACTATCCCTACTATGTGAAAAAGGCCGACCCATGGGATACCGCTGCCCGTCAAGAAAAGGCCACGAAACCCAGCCATGGCGTGGGCATGAGCCAAATCGGGGCCATGTGGGCGGCTAAGAACGGCGTCCCATATAACGATATACTCGCGTTTTATTACGACGGCACCGCCCTTGTGTCCGATTACGGCACAGGCGGTGTCGTTGGTTTTGAGGACGCGACCGAACCCGAAGGAGGTACCTCTATGAATCTGCGCAAGCTGATTTTTGTAAATAATGCCTGCTATAGGGCGGGCAAGACCATAGCGCCGAAAGGCATTATGGTGCATTCGACGGGGGCCAACAATCCTTATCTAAAACGATATGTCGGCCCCGATGACGGCCTGCTCGGGAAAAACCAATACAACAACCACTGGAACCAAGACCAGCCGGACGGGCAGCAAAAATGCACCCACGCCTTTATCGGCAAGCTGGCGGACGGTACGGTGGCGACGTATCAAGTGCTCCCATGGAATCATCGGGGCTGGCATTGCGGCAGCGGCCCTAAAGGCTCCGGCAATGATACGCATATCTCCTTTGAGATTTGTGAGGATGACCTCACGAACAGCGCCTATTTCAATAAGGTCTATCAAGAGGCCGTGGAATTGTGCGTCTATCTTTGCCGACAGTACGGGCTGACCGAGGCGGATATTATCTGCCACAGCGAAGGCCACAAACTGGGTATCGCCAGCAATCATGCCGACGTGATGCACTGGTTCCCTCTTCATGGTAAAAGCATGGACACCTTCCGCGCCGCCGTCAAGCAGGCGCTGGGAGGCAATGAGACGCCCGCTCCACAACCCGACCCCGCGCCTTCCGGCATCGCGGTCGGTTCGCTGGTGGAATTTAAGAGCGGCGCGGCCAGTTATTACCCCGGCAGCAAAGCCATCCCTGCCTGGGTGATTTCAGACTATTACCATAAGGTGACGCAGATCACCTCCGGCGGCAAGCCGGTTGTCAAGGGCGGCAAAACCTGCGTGTTGCTTGGCAAGAAAATCAAAAAGTCGGGCGGCTCCGAGGAGGCCGGTATCAATACATGGGTGGATACCGACATGCTTTCCGTTGTCGGCTCCGGCTCTGCCGGTTATACCACCTATACGGTGGCGAAGGGCGACACCCTTTGGGGTATCGCTCAAAAGCGCCTCGGCAGCGGTACACGATACACGGAGATTAAGGCATTGAACGGCTTAACCTCCGACACCATTTACGCCGGGCAGGTGCTTAAAATTCCAAATTAGCGCCTTGATTTCGTTCGTGGGAGCGTCCATATCGGGCGCTCCCATTTTTACGGCAAGTCCTTTTTCAATTCGGGCTTGTCACTGCCTCACCGGCTTCTATCAGGGCGCATATGATGGTATTGCACCCTTATATGAAGGGAGGTATTGTTCTGTTTGCACAACAGTTAGCACAAATGAAAAATGCGGATATAGCCGTTGACGATAGAGTGGATATTGCCAGCGTAAAAATAGATGCGGATGCACCTGTTGCTTCGCGGGCCGAGCAATATCTCAGCCAGATAAAAAATCCATACGCTTTCAAATGCGGGGAAATCGCGGTAAATGTGCAATTTTCCCCGGAAGGCAAAACCCTGAAAGAAGCCGTGACCTCCTATCTATCTGCAATAAAAAAGAGCAATTAAGCGGCCCGTCAGGCTTGGACTGACGGGTTTTTCAGGGTAGACTGACAGCGTGATTATGGAAGATAGGAGGTAAATATGGCACGCATTCGTAAAGCACAAAAAGAAACGGTTCACATTGGAACCAAGACCGCTGGTCAAATCGTATGGCGTATTGCCGTTTACATCCGTCTTTCAAAGGAAGACGCTAATAAGGAGGATGCAAACAGCAATGAGAACCAGAGCGAGAGCGTAGTCAATCAAAAAAAGATACTCATTGAGTATCTGGAACAGTTTTTCGACGGCCAGTATGTCATAGTGGATTTCTACATTGACGACGGCCTGACCGGCACAGATGATACGCGCGCAGATTTTATGCGCATGGTTCAGGACATTGAGCAGGGCAAGGTAAACTGCGTATTATGCAAGACTTTGGCCCGTGCCTTCCGCAATTACTCCGATCAGGGGTACTACTTGGAATACTACTTCCCGCAGAAAAACGTGCGCTTCATTTCTACCGGCGACCCTGCAATTGATACTTTCAAAAACCCCGATGCGATTACCGGTTTGGAAGTACCCATTTCAGGACTTATGAATGACCGCTTTGCCTGTAGAACATCAAGCGACGTGCGGCGCACCTTCAATACCAAGCGGAGAAAAGGCGAGTTTATTGGGGCCTTTCCGCCGTATGGCTATTTGAAAGACCCGGCGGATAAAAACCATCTGATACTGGACGATGATATTGTTCCTATTAAAAGGGACATGAAGGACTGGATTATCAACGATGGAATGAGCCTCAACGGAGTAGCGCAAAAGCTCAACGAGCTTGGAATCCCCAACCCGACCGCCTACAAGCGCAGCAAGGGCTGGAAATACAATAACCCGAATGTCAAGAAAAACGATGGCCTGTGGACGGGGGTTACGGTTAAAAGGATTCTATTGGATAAAGTCAATCTCGGCCATATGGTGCAGGGCAGACAGAAGGTTGTGAGCTACAAGGTGCATGACAAAGTGGCGGTTCCCGAGGAAGATTGGTTCATTAAGGAGAATACCCACGAGCCGACCTTCACCCAAGAGGAGTATGATACGCTGGTTCGCATTTTGCAGCGCGATACCCGCACACCGAACGGTGAACGCAAAGTACACCTTTTCTCCGGCTTCCTTCGCTGCGCGGATTGCGGTAAGGCATTGCAAAGAAAAGCTGCAAAAGACTTCGTGTATTATGCTTGCAGAACCTATACCGAAAAATCCAAGACGAAATGCACCAAGCACTCGATACGGGTTGACCTCTTGGAGAAGGCGGTACTGGCGGCAATTCAGGCACAAATCAACCTCGTGGATGCGCTGGTTGACTTGGTGGACGAAATCAACGAGGCCCCGGTGGTGGATACCCAATCTAAGCGCATTGAAAAAATGCTCAACGATAAGCGCCGGGAGTTGGAAAAAGCACGGTCGGTATCAGATAGCCTTTATGTGGACTGGAAATCCGGGGAGATTACCCGCGAGGATTACCGGCGCATGAAAGCAAAATTCGAGGAACAGATTGAGCAGTTGACCTCTGCCATTATAAACCTCGAAGAAGAACAGCGCCGCATGAACATAGGTGTAAATTCCGAGAACCCCATATTTACGGAATTTCGGAAGTATCGCAACGCGCAGCAGTTAGACCGTAATATCTTGATTGAGCTCGTTGATACCATCTATGTTCATGAGAACAAAAAAATCACCATTCGATTTAGGTTTGCCGACGAATTAGAACGGATACTTGAATTTGTGGAACAGAACAGGCCCGAGGCCGCATATTTTTTTACCGCAAGTTGCGGATAAATGACTGCGGCCACCGGGCCCACAGGTGATACAGGTCCCACAGGCGATACCGGCCCGATAGGAGACACCGGCCCGACGGGTGATGCGGGTCCGACAGGTGATACCGGCCCGACGGGCGATACAGGCCCGATAGGAGACACCGGCCCAACGGGTGATACGGGTCCGACAGGTGATACCGGTCCGACAGGCGACACCGGTTCGATAGGCGATACCGGCCCGACGGGTGATACGGGTCCGACGGGTGATACGGGTCCCACAGGTGATACCGGTCCGACAGGTGATACCGGTCCGACGGGTGATACGGGTCCCACAGGCGATACGGGTCCGACGGGCGATACCGGTCCGACGGGTGATACGGGTCCGACAGGCGATACGGGTCCGACAGGAGACACAGGTCCGACAGGTGATACCGGTCCGACGGGTGATACGGGTCCGACAGGCGATACGGGTCCGACAGGCGACACCGGTCCGACAGGTGATACGGGTCCGACGGGCGATACGGGTCCGACAGGCGACACCGGTCCGATAGGCGATACCGGCCCGACGGGCGATACGGGTCCGACGGGCGATACGGGTCCGACAGGAGACACAGGTCCGACAGGTGATACGGGTCCGACGGGCGATACCGGCCCGACGGGCGATACGGGTCCGACGGGCGATACGGGTCCGACGGGCGATACGGGTCCCACAGGTGACACCGGCCCGACGGGTGATACGGGTCCGACGGGTGATACGGGTCCGACAGGTGACACCGGCCCCACAGGTGATACAGGTCCGACGGGCGATACAGGTCCCACAGGCGATGTAGGCCCGACGGGCGCCGGGGTGACAACCTTTGGCTATGTTTACCAACTTGCCACGGCAGGGGGCGAAACGGTTGCCGGCGGTACAGATGTGCCGTTCAGCAACAACGGCCCATTGGCCGGTATAGCTCATACGCCCGGCACCACGACGGTGACGGTGCCGCTTGCCGGCAGCTACCAGGTAGATTACGGGATTTCCTTTACAGAGGGCAGCGATACGGCTATGGCAATTACTGTAAATGGCTTGGTTGATGCATCTACGAATATCGCTTCCCTGGTGGCGGCGGGCGAGATATCGGGGACGGCGATCCTGACGCTTGGGGCGGGGGATGTAATAACGCTGAGAAATAATTCGGCCAACCCGCTTACGCTGGATTTGGACCCCGGCGTGGGTGCGCAGTTGAACGTCATTCTTCTGAGCTGAAGCAAGATAGTCGTGCATGCCTGAACAGCTCTCCCGTCCGGTGGTAAGGACGGATTGGATCGAAAGCTCGGGAATAGATATAGGACACCTCTTTGGGAGGTCAAGGGCTTTGCCCTTGACCTCAATCGCTTTCTCAAAACGGTCTTGCCCTGCTTGAATAATCGTGAAGCGGTGATGAAGCTTTGAAAAAATATAAAATTTGCGTATACGCCATATGTAAAAACGAGGAGCGGTTTGTAGACCGCTGGATGGATGCGGTAAGCGAAGCCGACCTGGTAGTTGTCGCCGATACGGGCTCAACCGATAACACGGTCGGAAAGCTCCGCGCCAGAGGGGCGGAGGTTTACGTCGATATAATCGAGCCCTGGCGGTTTGATGCGGCAAGGAACGCCGCGCTGGGCCATGTGCCGGAGGATGTCGATATATGCGTGTCCAATGACCTTGACGAAGTATTTGAGGCCGGCTGGAGGGAAAAGCTTGAGAACGCATGGCAGCCGGGCCACACGCGCGCAAGATATCTCTTTACCTCGAATTCGAACAGCGACGGCAGTCCCCTGAAGCAGTTTGCGATGGAGAAGATCCACCGGCGGCACGGGTTCAGGTGGGTACATCCTGTGCACGAGATTCTCGAATACAGCGGAGAGGACAAAGACAATATAGTATGGGTAAGAGGCCTGGTATTAAATCATTGTCCGGATACGGCAAAGTCCAGGAAACAGTACCTGCCGCTGCTCGAGCTGTCCGTGCGGGAGAATCCGGACAACGACAGGGCCGTCTTCTGGCTTGGCCGGGAATACCTGTATTACCGTATGTTTGACCGGTGCATCGACACTTTGAGCCGGTATCTTGAAATGCCCTCCGCCGTATGGAACGAGGAGCGGTGCGCGGCCATGCGGTTCATCGCGAGCTGCCTGCAGGAAAAGGGCGACGGGAACGGCGCCAAAATGTGGCTGTTCAAGGCCATAGCCGAGTGTCCCGGCGTACGCGAGCCGTACCATCAGGCGGCAAGGCTCGGATATCTGCAGAATGACTGGCCGCTGGTATTCTTTATGGTTGATAAGGCCCTCAGGATCACTGAAAGGTCGGGAAGCTATCTCCTGGACACCGAAGCATGGGGTTATTCCCTCTATGACCTCGGGGCGATAAGCTGCTACCGCCTTGGCTTATTCGGCCGGGCCTGTGATTACGCCGTCAGGGCGTGCGAGCTGCAGCCCGAAAACGCGCGTCTTAAGAGGAACCTTGAACTGATCCGGCTGAAACTACAATAAAACTACAATAAGAGAGGTGTGATGTTTTGAACCGTTATAAAGTTTGCGTATATGCAATATGCAAGAATGAGGAGCAGTTCGTAGACAGATGGATGGCTTCCATGAAAGAGGCCGACCTTGTAGTGGTAACGGATACCGGCTCTGCCGACGGTACCGCGGATAAGCTCAGAGAACGGGGAGCCGTTGTCTATGCCGATACAATCGATCCATGGCGGTTTGATACGGCAAGGAACCTATCGCTCGGTCACGTGCCGGACGATGTGGATATCTGCGTATGCACGGATCTTGACGAGGTTTTTGAGGAAGGGTGGAGGGAATGCCTTGAAAAGGCGTGGCAGCCCGATGCGACAATGGGGAAGTATCTTTATAATTGGAGGCTCAAGGCGGACAATACGCCGGATGTACAGTTCAACTATTTTAAGGTCCACGCAAGGCATGGCTACCAATGGGCGCATCCTGTCCACGAGTGCCTGAAATATTCGGGCGCAGCCCCGGAAAAGGTTGTCTACATAAACGGCATGGTGCTGAATCATTACCCGGACCCCGTAAAATCGAGAGGTTCCTATCTGCCCCTTCTGGAGCTTGCCGTGGGTGAAAATCCCCGGGATGACCGGATGGCCTATTATCTGGGCAGGGAATATATGTACAGGGGCATGTGGGAAAAATGCATCGCCGAATTGAAGCGCCACCTGTCGCTGCCCTCCTCCGTCTGGAAGGAGGAACGGTGCGCGTCCATGCGGTGGATCGCCATTTCCTGTTACAGGCTATCCAGGATACAGGAGGCATATAGCTGGTATTTCCGCGCTGTCGCCGAGGCGCCCCATATGCGCGAGCCCTATGTTGATTTCGCCAGAATTGCTTATGAGCTGAAGGACTGGCCGACAGTGTTTTATATGACGCAGGAGGCCCTGAAAATAACACGGAAGCCGCTCAACTACGTCAATATGGGCTACGCATGGGATCATACGCCGGATGATTTGTGCGCTATCGGCTGTTACAGGCTCGGCATGTATGAACGGTCGCTTGAGCACGCCAGGGCCGCGCTGTCCTTCAGCCCCCAAGACGCACGGCTCATCAACAATCTTAAGCTGATTGAAGATAAATTGAAGGAAACGGCGGCGCCGAAGGAATCGAACGCGGGGGCTTAAGGCGTATCCGCCGCAGGCTGCCCCCAGGCTTTGAGCGGAGGGTTCACCGGCCTGTGATTTTCCCGTACTGCTGTGAAAAGTAATTTTTTTGCCATGCGCTTTTGTGAAGGGCGCTCAGGTGCTTCAGCCCCATAGCGCCGTACTGCTTCACAAGCCCGTTGAAATTGACGGCTATGCTGTCGTTCAGGCTCAGGCGCTGACCGGCGACCGCGTGATAGACCACGGAGTTGAAATTGACCTTCGGATGCCAGTTTTGCTTTGTGCCATAGTAATAATAATAGCCCAGCAGCATGCTGTCGTCTTCGAAGCATTGCTTCCCCGTAAGGAAAAGCGGATCGTATCCTCCCGTTTCCTTCAGTATTTTCGATACGTGGATGCAGGGATTTGTAAATCCGTGTTTTATTACATCCACAGACAGGCTTTTGAGAAAATCATCGAACAGGTCTTTTGAACAGGGCACAGCCACAGCTTTGTCCAAAAAGGGCAGGAAGCCTTTCTGGTCAACGATTCCGCAACTGATCAGCCCCTCGCCGGAGCCGTCCAGGTAATTTACCAGGGCATCCTCCCAATTGTATGTAAAGATCATATCGAGATGAAGCTCGCTTATATAAACGGTATCAGGGAAATTCTCCCATATATAATTGAAACAGCTCTGCCTGCCGACGGTAGTGCCGGCATTGACGCCTTCGCCCGTGATATGGAAATCCAGCCCGAAACCGGCCAGATATTCCTTGAGCCCTTCATTTGTCAGACAGCCCTGGTTGTAGATTACCACTGTCTTATAAGTGCTTTTTTCCAATGATTTCAGGCATTCGGCGGCCATGCCCAGATCTTCCTCCCGCCTGTTTTCCCTGATAAAGAACAGCAGCGTGTGAATCAGCTCCATATTATTTTACTCCTGATCGATTTAGGATTATATTTTATAAAACTTTGTTTTTTCCCCAGGTGACATCGTTAATTATTTTGGTGTAGCTTTGTATCAGCTTTACCACCTTTGCCGATACGTTGATGTCGGTATAGTCCATGACCGGCGCGGACTTCTCGCCGTTGGCACGCATGGAGGCCGCCAGCTCGATCGCCTGCACGATCTCGTCCTCCGATATCCCGCCGATTACGAGGGTCCCTTTTTCAAGCACCTCGGGCCTTTCGGTGGACGTCCTGAGCAGTATTGCGGTGAAACCGAGCATCGCGCTTTCCTCGGAAAGGGTCCCGCTGTCCGATAAAACGCAGTACGAATTCATCTGAAGCTTGCAGTAGTCGATAAATCCAAAGGGATTCATGTGCCGGACCAGCGGATGGAAGGTAAAACCGCGCTCCTTTATAAATTTCATGCTTCGCGGATGGACGGAATATATCACCGGCATATGGTAATTCTCCGCGATTGCGTTTATGGCGTTCATTAGGGATGAAAAGCTGGTTTCATAATCAATGTTTTCTTCCCTGTGGGCCGACACCAGGATGTAGCCTCCCTCATGAAGGCCCAGATCCTTGAGGATGCCGCTGGCGGTTATTCCCGCTATGTGCTTCCGGATCACCTCCGGCATGGGGGACCCGGTAACGAAAATGTGCTCCCTCCTGAATCCCTCGGACAGCAGGTATCTTCTTGCATGCTCGGTATAGGGCAGGTTAATGTCGGATATATGATCCACAATCCTGCGGTTGATCTCCTCCGGGACATTGAAGTCATAGCACCGGTTCCCCGCTTCCATATGGAAGATGGGGATTTTCAGGCGCTTTGCCGCTATGGCCGAGAGCGTGGAGTTTGTGTCTCCGAGAACCAGCAGCGCATCCGGGCTTTCTTTTTGCAGCACCTGGTATGAAGACGAAAGGATGCTGCCCAGGGATTCCCCCAGATTTTTTCCGACACAGCCGAGATAGTAGTCCGGGGGCCTGATGCAAAGCTCGTCGAAAAAAATCCTGTTCAGGGCGTAGTCCCAGTTCTGCCCGGTATGGACCAGAATGTGGTCGAAATATTTATCGCACGCCTCGATACATGCGGACAGCCTTATGATCTCGGGCCTTGTTCCGAGGATTGTCAT